ATTAAGCATTAATATGAATAACATTTTTCTCTATTCTTTATACACCACTGTATTGATTCCCAGACATCATCAGACCAACTATAATGTTCTACTGTGCTATGTTGTCTGTTTGATGCTGCATACACTATTCCATTTTCCCTTGTTACCCACCATAAGATAGTATCAAGTCTTTGGTCATCTTCATCATATCGGACTTCATAAAACATTGTTTTCAGCATTACACCTGAATCACTGCAGTATAAATACTTGTCTTTGTAAAGTGGTGATACCTCCTTAACAAATATTGCTGTTGAATCCAAGCCTAGAGTATCCCTGAGTCCTTCCCAGTCATACTCTTGAGGCTCTGCTGACTTTTGACATGAGCAGCTTATCAAAATGAATAATCCGATAAAGTAAAGTAGTTTCTTCATAAAATCTTATTTTTTACAAAGATAATAAATAAAAATCACAAATCAAATATCTTGACTTGCCCAGATATCACCAACAGTCAATTCCTGTGATCCCCTTGCATTAGTTTGTTCCTCCATTTCCTTTGCTACTGCCTTCTCAGCTTCAGTCAGGTCCTTTACCAGTTTAGGAATCATCCCAACTACTGTTGCTACAGTCTTTACTGCATTGACTGCATCCTTCTCCTCAAGAGATTCAAAATCAATACTCTTCAAAGCTTGCCGCATTTTCTCTATGATAAGTCTGGTATCTTCCAGTAATTCACTTGAAGAGGTCTTGACAAGCTTCTTATATGCCTCTACTGCAGCCTTAAACTCCGTATTATTCTTTATCTCAGTAATACCTTCCTGAGCCATTACTTCCTTCATTCTTTCCTTTTCATCTACTATGTATGCATAGTTTGATGAGGGTGAGTACACATAGAACAATACAGACATTTGTTTGTAAAATTGTTCCTTACCAGCACTTCTATCCATGTTCCAGAGCCTTCTAATAGGCCTTACCAGCAAGGCTTCATCTGCAACCTTAAGCTCATAGTTTTCAACTTTAATCAACTTCATTCTCTTCCAATTTTAATATCCTGTAAAAGTATAGTGTTTATGCCTGTAAGACAACTACTTAAAGAAAAGCCTGAGATAAATTAAATCCCAGGCTAATCTCAGCAATTCAAAAACCTCTACTCTATAATCAGTTAACAATTAATGTTTTCTTTGCAGGCTTGATAATAACCTCATTCTTTTCTTCACCCTCAAAGACATACAGGATATCCCTGTCATTAAGTAACAGACATTCCTGAGGTTCTCCGTTCTCATCATCAATAGTCACCCAGTTGAATCTATAGCTTAATTTGGGGTTATTATCCAAGTCATTCTGCAGGGAGTTCTTGTCATACTTGCGTACAACATAGTTATCAGCATTGATCATGACCATGTCTCCAACCTTGATATCCCTTACAGAAGAACCTACTGCAATGACTTTTTGCCAGAGTTTCATGTCACCATTTTTTGCTATAATCAGGCCACCTTCAACCATATCTTCAGTAAACTTGTCACCTGTTGTGATTATGTTTGTGAACAAGGGCTTAATCTTCTTTATGTGCAGCATTTCCTAATTCCTTTCTTATTTTTATCATTTTCTTCATTCTTTTGTATCTATCCAGTGTCACGTTTAACTTACCGATGGATGCTATGTTAACATTAGGCTGAAGCTTTAGGAACTCCTCATCACTTAGGTCCTCCTTTAATGGGAGAGAGGTTATATGTTCCCTAATGGCTTTCCAATAAGCTCTGTATGTCCTATCTACCAGATTCTTCGGTAAGTTGTTTTCTTCAGACACCTTTTTTATTATTTCATCGTAAGTCATTGCTTACTACCTCCAGCATCTTTAAAGAGTACAAGCAACTGAAAGAATCCATTATCATCCTGACGAATGTTAGGAATTAATCTTGGATTAATGATATTGCCTGTAATCACCTTGTTCTTGCGAAGATTACTCATTACGACATAAAAATGCTGCAGGGTAATCTTGCATTCTTCCATCACCTTTTTCCTTGTGTTCTCACTCATGACCATCTCATCAAGTATGGCAGGATCAGTAATGTGCTTTGACAATTCATATCTCTGCTTGAGGAAACTGGACATGACATCAATCTCCCTGTCTGTCAGTTTGACGAAAGGACGCAGCAACACACACCACCACTTGAAGAATCCAGTATCAAGTGTAGTGGGTACTGTTACTATGTTATTGGGCTTAAGGTTCCTCCTTTCCACCCTTGGTTTTATCTCAGCATCCATATTTATTTCTCCTGTGTATTTCCTTCTGAGGGTCCTATAATAGCATCCTTTATTTCTGCCACACAGGAACTAATAAATTCAGGGTCCTTGATGACACTTTCATTCTGAAGTACCATGAACAGATAATCCAGTCTTCTGAACATATTTGTCATGTTAACCTGCTGTAACTGCTTTACAAGATTCTGGTTTTGCTGATAAAGCTGAGCACATGCATCATTGAGTTGTTCATAGGAAAGTTTCTGTATATTTTCCTTCTTACTTTCTTTGATATCCATCTTAACTTTTTTCTCTTCCATCTTATTTCTCCTTTAAATTCTTTACTAATAATTCCCTTAATTCATCTAGCCTTCCATCCTTGATTACCTTGTCAAAGAACAGGATAATGGAATCCAACTTGCCAAGTCCCCCTGGAAAGGAAGGATAGAAAGACATTATAAGACTCCTCCATGAAGGCTGGTCATAGAAGTATTCCTTCAGCTTTTCTATGGAGAGGTTAAATATCATTGATTTCTTGGGATCTACATTCTTCTTGACAAACTTCCTACCATACCTGCTTTCATAGAGTTTCTCCCAATTATCAATTGTAGTTGTCGCAGTATCAGAGCAGCCGCAATCTTCACAGCAATCAGCATCAATGGCTGGCTCATATACTATTCTCAGAGAGTAGCATTTCGTACAGAATACCACAGGTTCCAAGTCATATTCCTTTAGTTTCTTTTCATTAGACATAGCACACTCTCCTTACATTACTTATTTATAGTATAACAAAAAGAATGTCTCGTCTTCCCTGAAGATCTTGACAATGTCTTCCCTTAAGATAGGCTCTTCCTTTTCACTGGAGTTAACCATATTCACCTGAGAGATAAGTTCCCTTAGGGAATGTGCCTGTAAGACTGCCAATTGTTTCTTTACCTCTTTACCCTGTGCCATACCTATTTCTTCTTACCTGATTGTTTTACTCCTGCTACTCTCTGCATGGCATTGGCTCTCTGAGTTAAGTCTTTTGCCTGTTTCTGTGCTACCTTGATTGCCCTGTTCATCCTGGCTTTGTCTCCCATAATCTCCTGATAGGTGGCCATGATGTGGGCATCACTTTCTGCTTGCCATTGTTTTTCTTTTTTTAGATCCATGATTTATCCTTTCTTTGATTGTGAAGTACTTAAAGTAATTATTTAATAAAAATCCATTACACACTATAAAACAGTAAGTTATGAACTTACATTTAAGTACTACAAAGATAAGGATTCTATTTAAATTTCCAAAAGCACTTATTAAAGTCCTTAGGAATTTAACATACTTTAAGGAAAGTGGATGTTGACTGGAATTTATAGGGTGATTATATTTGTAAAACCATAATAAAATGAGTGATTGTATTACTAATGTATTACCTCTTGGAGTGTATACCTTCTGATAAAAAACATAAATCATTGACATTTAGTAGGTTATACTTTAAAAAAGGCCCAGGGTTCGAATCCCTGTCTCTCCGCAACAACCTGATAGACAATATTTTGTGTCTCCAAAAGGTATTACCTGACGTAAATGTATTACCAATGTATTACCTTTAATAATAGAATGTATTACCTTTTGGAATATGAAAATATCCTTTCCACAGATAGCTCTGGTCTATGATCGTAAGTCAGTTTCCTCACCAAAAAAGGAAGGTATAATTGAGGTACGTATTACCCATAACAGAAAGCAAAGATACATCAGCACAGGAATCAAGGTTCTTCCTAATCAGTGGAGGAAAAATGCTGTTGTAAATAGAACAGATTCAACACAACTAAATCAATATATTAATAGCCTGCTTACAAATATTCAGCAGGTTATCTGTGAAATGTCTCATGCAGGTTGCATAGATATATCACTCATCTCAGGAAGGCTTCAGAAAAAAGAGGAAATTTCTTTTTTTGAGTTCTGCCTTCAGAGAGCAGAGATAAGAAAGTACGGGAAGAAGAAAGATTCTCAGGAAAGATATGACAGGTTCCTAAGATTGTTTGCTAAGTGGGGAAGAATCAGGACTTTTGAGGATATTACAGAAAACAATATTATTAAGTATGACAGATACCTCGACTCACAGAGATTAAAACCATACAGTAAATGGAATAACTATCACAGGTTTCTGAATTCCTTTATCATTGATGCTATTAAAGAAGGTTATCTAACCAGAAATCCATACAATTGGCTAAATATTGATAGGACACAGGATACAAGCTTAAGAAAGTATCTTACTCCTGAGGAGTTTCACAGAATTAAGGTAGTAGAACTTCCTACCATATCTCTTGAGAGGGTGAGAGATTTGTTTGTATTCCAGACATACACATGCCTTAGCTATACAGACCTCAGGGACTTTGATGCATCTGAGATAACAGAGGTAAAAGGGATGAAGGTATATATGGGAAACAGACAGAAGACAAGAAAGAACTTTACCATTCCCTTGTTGAAAGAACCTCTTGAGATACTTGAAAAGTATAATGGAAAACTACCTGTTATCAGTAATGTAAAATACAATGAATATCTCAAGCTTGTAGCACAGGCAGCTGGCATAGACAAGCCACTCAGCACCCACTGGGCAAGGCATACAGGAGCTACCTTACTTCTGAATGAGGGAATAGATATGAGAATAGTATCAAAGATATGTGGACATTCATCCACTAAGATAACTGAGCAGGTGTATGCTAAGCTCTTGGATGAGACTGTGGTAGATGCCATATCACGTATTGACAAATTATAAAACCACAGGCCTTCACAGGAGTGGGGAGAATAAATAACAAATTTATGAATAAAAAATTAACTATCGTACAATCTCTACATAATTACTTTGCTCACTCTTCACATAAGGATTCTTCTCCAATACATCAATCTTAAGTATAAGATGTTTCTTCTGGAACCATCTGAATAAAAAGAACTTCTTTGGTG